ATTTGTAACTGTAATTGTAAATCCCGAAGCGTTATTAATATCTGCAGAAGTTATACCTGCACCAGGTTCACTATCTCTAAATCTTACTACATCACCTGTAGTTCTCCCATGATTATCTTCAAACACTGTAATGGTTGTAGACCCGTCTGTAACAGACAATGGGTTTAAAGTTAAAATTCTTGCAACAGCAGGTTCTGTTCTTGCCGGTCTTGCATTTAATAAACCTTGTGGATCTGCTGCATGAGGTTTTGGTTCTAGTTGAGGGTGTTTAGGTTCAAACTCTGAAGTATGTACTCTTGCACCATTCCATTCTATTACCATTTCAGAATATGGAAAAGCTAATCCTGATCTATCTGATATAAATTGTGCATATTTACCTGAAGAAAGACTAGACATTAAGACTCCGGATAATAAACTTTAGGACTGATAAAAGTACTTGATGATGAGCCGTCCTCTTGTAAAGCTCTTTGTAATTCATCTTCATACAACATTTTTAACATTTGAACTCTGTCTGGCGCATTTTTAATAGCAAGATAATAAGCTAAACCTGCAGTCATACATGGTACAAATCTGTAAGGTACATCTGCATCATTAGTATAATCACCTGCATCTTGAATTCTTTTTACATAATAATAATTTAAAAATTTACCTGCCTCACTAGACCCAGGTGTTAAATATAAAGTAACTGTAATTTTATCTATAAACCTTTGAACAAAATATTGTGATGGTGTTCCGGTAGATGTTTTATTTGAAAACGCTTGATACTGTGATCGACTAACTTTTGTAAGAGGTGTATCTACATTAGAATTTCTGTATGAAGCTTCTAGTATATCATCAACACCATAAACAGCTGTAGCACTTGAAGTACCGTCTGCTGTTGATCTAAACATTGTGTATGTTGCTTGATCTGCAACTAATGTAATATTATTGTTTGCAACTTCCCAATAATGTAAACCTCTATTGGCCCATTCTTGAAATAAAATATTAAGAGATCTTCTTGCAGATTTTAATTGATAGCCAGAAACACCTTGTATACCTAATCTTTCATAGGACTCTTCAACAATGTCTGAAATAGAAAAACCTTTTTCAAAGGTAGTTGTACCCGAAGTAGTGTTGGCCATTTACTCTCCTATTTATCTAAAATAATAGTTGCCGTTGCATTTGAAATTGCTGAAATAGTCATTCCGCCTTCAAATAAAATTCCGTCTTCTGCTAGATTATAAGAAAATACATCACCTGCTGGTACATCTACTTGAAACTGTGTTACTGAGTTTCCATCTTGTAATGTAACTGAACCTGCAGAACCTGTTGATGCTAAAATAATTCCTCTTAATCTTGTTCTTCCTGCAAAGACTGATGTAGCGTCTGTTTTTCTAACTGCTTTTACGTCTGATTTCATTATCCTGTGTATCCTATTGTTACAGAGTCTGTAGTAGTTAAATCTAAATAGACTCCATTTTTAAATCTTATACCAGAACCAGGTATCATTATATCTAATCCTTCATCACTAAATTTAGCTTGAAACTCTAAAGAACCTGTTCCGTCTGTTCCGTCATGTAGTTTTACTAAACAATTAGTTCCACCATGAGCTTGAATATAAGTAACTCTACATGGTCCTAAATTTACACTTCCACCAGTGATAGTTTTAAATCTACCATCTGCCGTTAGTGTTGTAAACTTTTGATCGCTTATAAATGATCCGCCGCCTGCCATAATTATTCTCCGTTAAATTGATGTGGGGCCGAAGCCCCACACTAATTATTTATTATGCTTCTTTAGCAAAAGTTCCTCTGACTTGAGTAACTTGCCATGCAGTAGTTCCATCTAATGATGCAATTACAACATAGTCACCTTGTCTTGAAGTAGCTTTTGTATTGATCAAGTCTTTGTCATCTGTTGATGAACCAGCATAAGTGATTCCATCAGATGCATTAGGACTGATCGTCATTGTGTTTTGTCCATCAGGCGCATTGTTTGCGAACTTGAATGAGTATCCAACTGCAATTGCAGGTAAAGTGAATACCACACCATCTGTTTCAGAAACAAAAGTTTTTCCTGAATCAGCGTTAGTCACAGTGTAACTTGAAGCTTTAGTTTCAATGTTAACACCTTCTTTACCTTGAAGTACTGGACCTGAAAATGTAGTTTTTGCCATAATTATATCCTCCTAGTTTACAGATCATAGTCTCTAGGCCGTCGACTATACGCGTCTATGATCTTTTAATAATTGTATAGTAGGTTTTTTATATACTAGATTTGAGTAGAGCGCAAGAGAGCCTACGGTATTTGTGCATTTCAGCGATGTAGCTTTTGACTAAGTAGCTACAGAAACTTGTGGAGTAACACCTTCTACAGTGTTTTGCTTGTGAGCAATAGCTGCTTCTTCCAGCTTAATATCAGTGATGATCTGCTTAACTTTGTCATCAATTCTGACCATTTCAAGAGTATATCTACCGTTAGATAGATGCTCCTGTTCCCACTTCAACTCCAAGGACCTTTTTGCTTTGTATAGGTCTTGTATCATTACTAACTTCCTCATAAGTTATTCGATAAGGTCTGTCCGAAAACATTCCCGATGATTCCCAACTTATACTCTTTTCTCCCAGTTTGTCAACTATTGATTGTTCTAGTGAAACAGGATCATCATTAGAATCTACTTCAAATTTAGCGTGATGATCGTATGCGTATATGTTTACAAGGAATTTTTTCATGGTTTTGTCTTTCTATATAGTGATTGTGGCGGAACTATGTCCCGCCACAAAATTATTGATTAAGCACCTGGTGATGCAAAAATACCTCTAGGGTCTGATACGCCAAATACGTATCTTTCTCTAGCTTTGTATCTTACGTTTCCAGTATCGAAATCGCCTTCCATTTTAGTAGTCAATGGAGCTCTTTCCATATGCTTCATACCATTTGGTACGTCTGTAGTGATGTAGAACGCATCTGTGTCAGTTAAATAGTGGTTAACTGTGTATCCACCAGGAACCATTCCCATAGATACAAGTGCGTTAATATCATTATCAGCAGTTCCAACTCTTTGTGAAGACTTCATAAGTCTTTCAGCAGTGAATTGTAGTGCAGATGGAATGATCATCTTCACAGCTTTCGCAGCGATCTTTAAACCTCTTTCATCAGTAAGCGCAGCAATGTCAATCATTGATTGCTCTAATGAAGTTTCGTTTAAGTCCGCAGCTGTTGCCAATGTATTACTGAAAGTTCCAGAAATAGTTGGGTGAGCTGTGTTGAAAAGAGATACACCATCACCTGAAGTGAATGTTAAACCTGGTAAACCATTGTTTAACGGTGCAGCTGCTTTAACTTGTTTAGTTTGAGCCATAGATCTTGCTAAAGCTTTTGTATATCTAGACGCAAGTCTGTCATACAAATTGTCCTCAATAGCTTCCTCAGTGATAGCAAACCCAAGAGCAATTGTCTCGTGTGTGTATCTAGCTGTGAAAGTTTCTTGAGCACTGTCGTAAGTTACACCAGAACCTTCTGGTTTAACTTGTGCTTGAGCGAAACCTGATAACATAACTTCTTCTTCAAAAGCTCTGTCAGATGACTCAGTTGTGTATATTTCAGCATGTTCTTGTTCATACTGTTTATACTCCAGGCCGAATAAGGCATTCAAACCTGGCTCTAGTTCTTTAACTAGTTGATTACGTGATATAGCCATAATTTAATACTCCTTATATACCCGCCATGTTGTTTCCAAGAATGTGCTCATTGATAATAATTCTAAGAGCAAAGCCCTCAGCAGTAGTATCTGAATGATCAGGATCTCTAGAAACACCTAGGATTTTAAGTTGAGCGATAGACGCACTTGTTGTAGCCGAAATTTTTGATTTCGAAATAAACAGTGGTGACGATCCAGCACTTACGACTTGGTCAGCACATCCACCAACTTCATTTTGGTTGAATGCAGTGTCCGCAGACATGATTTCATAAACCTGTCTTGGGTCGTCATTTACGAAAGCAACGATATCAGTAGCAGTGTTACTTGCTGGTGAATAGTTGCTGAACGTTGGTTTACTAGTTGTAGCGTCAGTGTAGAAAACGCCGTTCAGTGAACCCAGATTGTTTGCATCTGTGTTACCTGAAGCGAGAACAACTCCATCTGCAGTTAATTGCACCATTGCTGCGTGCGAAATTAAAGCAGAAGAAGCTGCAACGCTGTACTCTGTAAGAGCACCGACATTGTCAGACTGACCAACTTTTTTAATGGGTCTAAAACCGAACCCAGTTGTTGACGCGTTAGCCATACGTTTCTCCTTAAATGTACCTGCCCTTTCGGGCCTCCAGTACGGTTAATTCGCTGGTTTCGGAATTGTTAAAAAATTAACTTTTCTTTGAACCACCGAAGGTTACACGAGTATCTCTATCAACATTGATAGGCATACTCTTATGCTGTTCCTTCGCAAGATCGGCATCTATTGCAGCCTGCTGATCCTGTGCCTGTCTGGCATAGTATTCAGTTCTTTGCTGCGCGATCTCCTCTGGTACCCTTGTCAGCACAAGGCCTCCGTGCCCGATCACCCCTGCGTATTTGCCATCTGCGATAGTTGGAAAGTCCTCTTCGGGATATTCATCTGATCTTACTAACTCATACCCGGATCTTAAGCGTCCTTGTATGTTTTTCGTATCAACGAATCCTAGGATTTCTGTCCTGACCCATCTGTGTCTATATCCATTTGGCGCGTTGGGCGTATCTAAGTACGATGGTGGAGTCCAAACTTTCGGTCTCTCTTGTGGAGCTACCGTTTTTGCCTGTGCTTCAACTTTTGTCGAATCACTTTTCTTTGCTTGGCTCGCACGAGTTGGTTGTTCTTTTTTCATATGCCTATACCTCCTTCGTGTTCATAAGTTGTTTCGCATATTCTTCTAGTGGCACACCTAATTTTTTAGCAATTGCTACTTGAGATGATGTGAGTCTCACTGATTTACGACTAGTCTTTGAACTACGCGTTGCAGAGGCAACGGTTTGTGTAGGTTTACTAACCGATTTGTCCATAGGTTTATCAAATTTATGCGGAAATTCCAACCTAATTCTTTTGTCGATTTCCGTATAATATTCGTCAGACCTAGGGTCAATTCCTTCTTCTTCGGTAAGTTTTCTATGCAAATCAAACGCTGTATACGTCATTGCACTATCTTTACCGAACCATTCATTATCATTAGCCCAATCTTCTGCCCTTGGATCGGGAGGAGTTTGAGCCTGTTGTCTTGGTTGTTGATATAATGGAGGTTGTTGAACAGGTACTTCTTTAGCTGCAGTTTCCTGCATTTGATGTTGAGTTTTTAACTCAGCTAATTTACCTTGTTCATAACCCAGTTGAGAAATAGCAGCCAAAGCTTCTGTCTCAGCTTTAGAGTCTTCGTTCTGTCTAGCCGCTCTTAATTTTTCTTGAGCCGCTGCGATAGAAGAAGTAATTCTTCCTTCCATTTCTGCAACATAATTTTTATCTAAAGAATCTGCCGTAGTTTTAAATTGGTCTCTTTCCTTTTTAACACTATCAGCAAAACGTAAAGCTTCTTCTTTTTGTCTTTCAGCTTCACGCATTCTTTTCGTTAATTTAGCTATTCGCTTTTTAACGCCTTCAGAATACTCTTCAATTTGCTTACTGTTGTCTTCTTGTTGATCACTTGCTTGAACATCAGATTGCTCCACAGGTTTCTCAGATGAGTCACCGGCGCTACCACCGTCTTCAAGTTTTGTTTCACGTTCGTTTTCATATGTTTTGTCCTCTGTCGGCTGCTCTGCAACCTGTTCTGTTTTTTCTTCTGGCAATTGAATATCTACTTCGGGACCGGAAGTATCGATATCAACTGTTTTATTTTCTTCTTGCATAGTTCCTCCTATGATTATTAAAATTCGTGGAATATATCTTCAGGGTTTTCCACGGTTGCTAAAACTTCATCATCATTCAAAAGTCTTATCTCACCCCCATCTATTTTAATTCGTGATCCAGCATATCTTGCAAAGATAATCCAATCACCTTTTTTACACCATGGTCCTTCTGGATATCTTTCTTTATCATAGCAGTGTGGACCCATTCTTAAAACTAATCCACAAGTTGATGCTACTTGCGAACGTTCTACTGTTTCATCTGCTAATAATAAACCACCTTTAGTTTTTTCTTTTTGTTTAAAAGGTAAAACTAATATTCTCCAACCTGTTGGTTCTGGTAGTTTTGATTCTTCGTTTATTTCTTTTTTCTCTTTTTTTTCAACACCAACTAGTTCTTTATTTGGTAGAACTATCTTTTGTTTTGATGCTGATAATTGTTCCTTCACTGTCATTTTGCTCCTTTGTTTTTAGCAGGGTGGATATTTCCTGTAATAAATACTGATAAGTTCGTATTTGCCCTAACATATACTGGTATTTTTCCATACTGTCAACATTACCGTTAGTCATTGCAACTACAACGTCATCGTGTCTCATCTTAATTACTTTTCTTATTTTATCTATAAAGTCCATTATAGTGATTCTCCTCTTTCTGGTTCAAACTCATCTAATACGTCTATCTTTTCTTTTGCCGCAGCTATTTTTTCAATTTGCTTATTAACTTCTTCTATGTGTTGTGGGTGTTCTCCGATACCTACTGAGTTATCCAAAAAAATATTTGCAGTTGCATCTGCTTCTGCAATATCAGCTTCGTATCTAGCTCTTAGTGCGTCTAGTATTGCTCTTCTCATTTTTTCTCCTTTTAAAAAGATGGCTAATGTAATTGAAAAAAATATCTAAAGAACCAAAAAATCTATAGATAAATCGATCTAACATTTCCATCTTCTTCGTGCCTGACGGATACGAGAATTAGGATCGTTACGAGTTTTTGCTGATGACCGTTTTAATTGTCCTAGTGATCTAGCGCAGTATGATTTCCTACGATTAGCAGCTTTTGATCCTGGCTTCACTTTTCCAGTCACGGCTGTTTTTAATTTACTTCCAGGGTTTGCTGCCCTGTAAGCTCTTACACCTTTAGCTGTCATTCCAGCTCCAGATTTTGTTGGCCGGTAATTTGCGTTTTTACCTTTAGTAGTTTTTCTAATTGTCATTTTCTTTTTACAAAAGTTTTAACATTAGTTGGTTTACCGCCAGGATTACCTGCAGCTCTTTTTCGTTTGACAGCACTCGCCTTTTGCGAGCTTGTCATCCGTGTGGCTTTTGCAAGTGGTACGCATTTCGGATATTTCCTTTTCGAGCCTTTGCTTCTCCCGCAAGGTTGATACTTCCCGTTCTTCTTCGGTGCTCCAATATCTACCCATTTGTCTTTGACCCATTTTCTTAGACCACCTTCAGCCATTATTTTCTCTTGGATTTCTTTTTCTTCTTGCCACCTGGTGTAACTTTACCTGAACATACGGCTGAACCGTACATGTTGGCATATGCTGAAGGATATACTTTGAATTTTCTTTTAGCGGCTGCTTTGCCTTTTGCACAAAGTTTAGCCATTACTTAGCTCTTCCGCCATCTTTCATGTAACCCATTTTGTTTCTAACTTTTTTAGGTAACTTTTTTAGACCTTTTTGTTTTGGTGTAACCGGTTTTAAAACTTTTTTACCGTTTTTAAACATAGGTCTTTTCATCATTCCAGGCATTATTTTTTCTTGCTACGGCTTGCTTTTTTTACAGCTCTACCGCCCTTTTTAGTTTTTCTAACTCTACCACCTTTTTTGAAGTAACCCTCTAGACCCATGTCCATATTTCTATATTGAGACATGTCGGGTGCCATATAATCTAAATCTACTTCAGATAAATCCATTTTATTTATTCTAGGGTCAGCAAGAATAGATTTTCTTTTTCTCTTACCCATGTTTTTTGTTAACATAGCAGGTAACGAACTGTCTGAATAAGCCGCATTTGATGTCATTGCTTTTATTGCATCAGCGTTTGTAGATGCCCTTCCTTTTCTTCCTAAAGCTGCTGCACCAAGACCAAGCGCTAGTAAGGGAGCCGCTTTTTTAAGAAATTTTTTTAGTTTCTTTTTTGCCATTATTTTTTTCCTCCGTGATTTTTAAAAATCTGTGTACCCTTTATACCATAAATGCTCGCAACGACAAGGATCCAAAGATTAGTGAACCATGACGGGAGCGTAGAGAACATGTCGAAGAACAATTTTACCTTATCCATCGCTGTTGGGTCCTCACTTACAACTGCCCACGCCAAAATTACGATGGGCGCCGAGAGAATTATCAAAACCGCCTCGTCCTTCCAGTCCGATTGCCTAGCCTCAAGAAGTTTGCCTTGGTA